GATAATCTTATCAAGGAATATCTTACGGCAACGGAAGAAGGACTTGATGAGGACGATATAAATGCTATGATGGAGGATTATAATTTTGATGAAGACCTCGATGATGAGGGTGACATTAGAAGAATCCGACTAGCAAAAAAGAAAACTATTGCTAAAGCGAAGAGATACTTCGAAGAGGCTAAAGAAAAATACAGTGTTCCCCTTGAGTCAAGTGGGTCACCTTCTTTAGAAAACTCAGAAGAGTATGCAGAGTATAAGCAATATACCGCTAACGCGAAGACTGCTCAGGAAGAGCAAATGCGTAGAAAGACTTGGTTTGATGAGAAAACAAACGAAGTATTTGGAAGTGAGTTCAAAGGTTTTGAGTTCAAAGTAAACGACCAACCCTACACATTTTCTCCCGGAGATAGGACTGAATTGAAGAAGCAACAGGAAACACCTATGAATTGGATAAACCAATTTGTAGATGAACAAGGCTTAGTCAAGGATGCCATGGGTTACCATAGGTCACTCGCGATAGCAATGAACCCTGATAAATTTGCCAAGTTCTTTTATGAGCAAGGTCAAGCGGAGGCGGTTGATGGAGTTATGCGTAAGACAAAAAATATTAATATGTCTGAACGTGGCGTTCCACAAAACGCATCTTCTTCGGGGGGCATGCAAGTTCGTTCTGTAAACCCTGATTCAGGACGAGGTTTAAAAATAAGAAGTGCACAACGTACTACTTAATTAATTATTAAAATAAAACTATTATGAGCGTAAAAGCCACCCCAACATATGCGTTGCAGCCGAGTGCCCAACAGGTACCGACTGAAACGAATTATATTACCGACTTCAATTTCTTGAATCAGTATCTTCCTGATACATACGAGAAAGAATTTGAGCGTTACGGTAACCGAACACTCGCTTCTTTCCTACGTATGGTAGGAGCTGAGATGCCTTCTAACTCTGACCGCATCGAGTGGGCTGAACAAGGAAGATTACATATTAAATATACAGACGTAGGAACAGCAGCTTCTGATGGAGATTTAGAAGCTATCTTCCAAGTTAATGATACTGCAAATCCTTCACCATTTTCAGCATCTAATGCTATTGCTATCAGAAAAGGTCAAACTGTGATGGTTTCACAGAATGACGGTTCAGGAAGTAATAAAGGTATCGTTACTGATGTAACTGTAGGGTCTAATACTTTCAAAGTTGCTTTCTATGAAGCAGCAGGTTTAGTGACTGATGGAACAGGAGTAGGTAATGCTGATGTAACTGTCTTTATCTACGGTTCTGAGTTTAGAAAAGGAACAGATGGAATGGATGGTTCTTTAGAAGCTGACGACATCTTCTTCAATAACTCACCTATCATCATCAAAGATAAGTATGCAGTATCAGGTTCTGATATGGCACAGATTGGATGGGTAGAGGTTACTACAGAGAATGGAGCTAACGGATACCTATGGTACCTAAAGTCTGAGCATGAAACTCGTCTTCGTTTCGACGATTACTTGGAGACTGCGATGATTGAAGCCGTTCCTGCAGAAACTGCATCAGGTGCGTCTAACGCAGGTGCAGGTGCAACTATGAATCCTGACTATGGAAACAAAGGTTCTGAAGGTGTATTCTACGTTGTTAATGACCGTGGAAACGTTTGGACAGGAGGAGCTCCTGTAGATTTAGCGGGATGGGATTCTATCATAAGCAGACTTGATAAGCAAGGAGCTATTGAAGAGAATGTTGTATTCGTTAACCGTAACTTCGGATTCCAAATTGACGATATGTTAGCTGCACAAAACTCTTACGGAGCGGGTGGTACTTCATATGGTCTTTTCGATAACGATAAGGAGATGGCATTGAACCTCGGATTCACAGGATTCCGCAGAGGATATGACTTCTACAAGTCTGATTGGAAATACCTAAACGACCCAACTATGCGTGGTGGCCTAAGCCAATCCGCAGGTAGTGGAGCGATTGATGGTCTCTTAGTTCCTGCAGGTTCAACATCTGTATATGACCAAATCCTAGGAAAGAACGCGAAGCGTCCATTCTTACACGTGCGTTACCGTGCGTCTGAGACGGAAGACCGCCGTTACAAGACTTGGATTACAGGTTCTGCAGGAGGAGCTCGTACAAGCAGTCTCGATGCTATGGAGGTTCACTTCCTTTCTGAGCGTGCAGTATGCACTTTAGGAGCGAATAACTTCTTTATTTTCGAAGCATAATCTATATATGATAATGGGACGAGGGTTCAAACCCTCGTCCTTTTATTTTTTTTTATCTTTAACTCAAATCTAATTCTTATGAAGAACAAACCCGTTCTAAAAAACAAGTCGTACAAGTTAACTAACGGTGCGACACCTCTATCTGCTTATATCAATGCAGGAGGAAACCCTCGTAACCCTATGCTACATTTCGATGAAGCTAGAGGAGAAAATCGAGAAATTCGTTATGCCGCTAACCAACGTTCTATTTTTGTAGATGAACAAGATGGACACGTAGTTGTGGAGCCTATAGTATTTATTGATGGTATGCTTACAGTACCCGCTACGAACCCTGCTTTACAGAAACTTTTAAGCCTACACCCTTTAAATGGTAAGCGCTTTGAAGAGATTAACCTTGAACGCGATGCTGCGGAGCAGGTTGAATCTTTAAACGCAGAGGTAGATGCTCTTATTGAGTGCCGCAGTTTAAGTCTAGAACAAGCTGAGAATGTAGCTCGTGTAATGTATGGAGCTAATCCTGATAAATTAACTACAGCTGAGTTACGCCGTGACCTTTTAATCCATGCTAAAAGAGACCCAAAAAGGTTTTTAGAAATTACTACCGACCCTGAGCTTAAGCTTCAGTCTACTATTCAAAATTTCTTTTCTAAATCTCTTTTAACTTATCGACGTAATAAATCTGAGGTGTGGTTTAATACCGCTCAAAACAAGAAACGAATGCTTACCGTTCCTTTCGGAGAAGACTCTTTAGCCACATGTGAGTCCTACTTTCTTACCGATGATGGTGTAGAAAATTTAAAAATGTTGGAAACGTACTTATAAAGCACTATATTTACACTGTATTTTTTATTATTTTATTGTGTTAAGTCTATTCTGTTGAAAGGGGATGCAAATTGCATCCCTTTTTTTGTATGTATCTTTGGACTTTATTAATCATCTAATTTTTAAACGATGGATAAGTATCTTAAAATCCCTACCGCTGCAGGGAATCATAATATTCCTGTAGGAACAGGTTTATTTGTGCAGCGTACAGACGCTTCAAATATGCGGATTTATAACAACGCTGCTCTTACTCACCACTACGCTCTTGCTACAGTAACTTCTACAGCTGCTATGGTAACAGCTATTGAAGAAGCTATTGAGCAAGCTGCTGTAACACCTTGGCATAATGCAGAGGTCTTGGTTAACCTTCCTGCCGGAGAGACCGTAACTAGTATCACAATGACTTTATTCTCATGAACAAGTACTTAAAATTTAAACTCTCAGGAGGAGGAACAACATTGGTTCCTATTGGCTCAGGCGCTTACGCTGAATTAGCAACTGCTACAGAAGTTAAAATTTTTAGTTGTGACTCTGTTGGTCACCACTATTCTTTAGCTACTACAGGTGCTACGTTTGATATGATTACTGCTATTCAAGAGGCTTGTATTCAAGGTGCTCAAACTAGTTGGGTACATGCTGTTGTAGAAGTAAATATTCCTTTAGGACAAACAGTAGCGTCAGCTGCTGTAACTGCATTTGCATAAAATTTCTTCTATTATTATTAGAAAGGGCCGCTATTAGTGGCTCTTTTTTTTTGTCTATCTTTGGGAAAAGGTTTACTCATGATAAATTCCGTTAGAAACACAGTGTTATCCATACTTAATAAGAATAATTATGGGTATATCTCTCCTTCAGACTTCAACCTCTTTGCTAAACAAGCACAGATTACAATTTTTGAGAACTACTTCTCAGACTATAATAACGCTTTAAATAAAGAGAATGCTCGTCAGTCAGGTACTGAGTATGCTAATGCCTCTAAGAGCATCTCAGAGTCTATAAACATCTTCTCTGTCACACGAAACCTTCCTATTCCTACGCCGGGAACTAATATTTTTACTTTACCTTCTTTAACTGCTACAGATGATGACTTCTATCTTTTGAATAAGGTTTTGTTTTATAATGCTTCTACTACTCCTAGAACTTTATTAGGAGAGGCTGAAGCGGTGACACACAGTAAAATTACGATGCTTAATGCTTCGCCATTATTAGCTCCAAGTAATACATACCCTGCGTACACTACTGAAGGTGGTCTTCTTACAGCCTATCCTGATACTGTTAATGCAGCTACTGAAGTGGAAGTACAATATATACGTTATCCTTTTGACCCTAATTGGACATATGCTGTAGTGACAGGAGGAGAACCTATGTTTGATAACACTCAAGCTGACTTTCAGGACTTTGAGGTTCCTATTGATGATGAGCCAAAATTAGTAAATTTAATTTTGCAGATGTGCGGTATATCTATTCGAGAGTTAGATGTTTATACATATGCACAATCGGAGGAAAATAAAAATCTTCAACAACAAGCCTAATGACGTATATCACAGATTATGAATATTATCAAAATTCAGGGGAATCGCCTGAAAGGGAGAATTGGGGTTCGTATCAATTTGTTTCTCTTGAGGATATTGTAAACAATTTTATGTTAATTTACAGTGGAAACCACTCTCTTGTAAATAACGAAGAAAGATTTAAAGTTCTCTTCCATGCTAAGAGAGCTATCATGGAGCTTAATTACGATGCGTTTAAAGAGATTAAAATCCTTGAGCTAAATGTAGGAGACTCTTTGAGGTATATCCTCCCTCACGACTACGTAAATTGGGTTCGTATCTCGTTATATGAGAATGGACTTCTCTATCCTTTAAGTGAAAATGTACAAACCAATTGGAGTGGAGCGTATTTACAAGACAACTCAAGTAAAATCTTATTTGATGAAAATGGTAATGTTCTCAGACCTGAGTTTTCAGATATCTCTTATCAACGTATTAAAGGAAGTAAGAGAAGTATTTACTTAAATGCTAACAATCCTTACAATGGTTCGGA